CCGGCCGCGCCGACGTTGCGCACGCCCGCGGACAGCGCCTGCCCGCGGCGGTAGCGCTCGCTGATGTGGTTCAGCCTTTCCTGCTGCTGGTTCAGGCGCTGCAGCTCCTGCCGCTGGCGGCTCAGGCTCAGCGTGGCCTGCGCGGCCTCGCTTCTCAGGCGCTGCTGCTCGCTGCTCAGCCTTCGGGTGGAAATGCCCGCGGCGTTCAGCGCCTCACGCTGCTGCTGCACGCTCAGGCGCAGGCTGTTGGTTTTGGTCTGCAGGGCGGCGGCGGCCTGCCTGGCCTTCTCCAGCTCCCGCGCCTGCGCCGCCGTGGGACGGGCAGTGCTCCTGAAGGCCACCGCGAGCGCGGCCGCCTCGTCTTTCGCGTTCTTCAGCTTCTGCTGCGTGACGGCGAGCTGGCTGCTTGTCCGCCGGAATCCGTCGATTTTTGACGCCTGCGCGTCCAGCTGTTTCAGCCGGTCCTGCGTCTCGCGGATGCCGCCCGACAGCCGGGTGGTTTCGTTGCGGATGGCCTTAAACGGGCGCGTCGCCTGGTCTACCGCCTTCAGCAGCACCTGCAGCTTAAGGTTATTGCTCATCGGTTTTTGCTCCGCTGCGGATCAGCGCCTGATGCCGCCAGTCGAGCAGCTCGGCCAGCGGCATGGCGTACATTTCAGAGGGGGGCCAGTGGAACACGGTGGCCACGTCGGCCATCAGGTCGCTGACCGTCAGGCCGCCGGGCCAGGTCAGTCGTCCGACTTCGGCGACAAAAAACCGATCACCTTCCCGGCCAGCGCAATCAGGTCGGCCGGGTCGAGGGCGTTGCACTCCGCTTTGGTCAGCGCCGGGACGGTGATGCGCGGCAGCACGGTTATCAGCGCGTCAACGTCGGAGCCTGCGAGGTCGGCCAGCCGCACGCCGCGCAGTGCGCCCGCGTTGGGTTTAATCAGCTCCAGCTGCGTGATGTCGGACTCGCCGCGCTTCAGGGGAAATTCCAGTACCACGACGTTTTCTTTCGGTTCCATGTTGTCTGTCTCTTTGTTCAGTTGATTACGGGCCAGCGGCGGGCGCTGGCGTCGGGTTTACATCAGGCCGATGTTTTTGCGGCGCTGCTCCAGCCGGTCAACGCCGCCGACCTTCTCCACCATGTTGATGGTGTCGATTTCAATCAGCTCTTTGCCGTTCCACGTCAGTTTGAAATAGGTGTTTTTGGTGGTGATTTTGGTTTCGGTATCCTCGCCGGTTTTGGCCTCGCCAAAATCAAACGCCTGATGCCGTCCGCGGACCTCGATCTCGACGGCAATTTCCTCGCCGGTGTCGTCGCGCTGGTAGGAGCCGGTAAAGCGCAGCGGCACGTTAGCCGAGGCGCCCCACTGCGTCAGCACCAGGTCGTCCATGCCGCCGATGCTCCATTCCATATCCAGCGCGTCGTCGTCCAGGCCGTTATCAATGTGCGCGGCGCCGTTCATGCCGCCGCCCCGGAACGGGTCGAGCTTGCGCGACAGCTTCGGCAGGGTCACGGCGGTGACCACGCCCTGATAGCTGTTCGAGTCGTTGAAAAGGTTCATCGCCTTCAGTTTTCTTGGCAGTGCCATTTATCCGGCTCCTCAGCTGTTAACGGATGCGGCGAAGGTCGCCAGGTATTTGTCGGTGATGCGCTGGCGAAGGGTCAGGTCTTCCAGCGGCGGCACCGGCGTGTAGTCGTAGTCAATCGACAGCCTGCCCGCCTTCAGTGTGTCCTTATCGTTGGCCGTGTCGTCGTACCAGCAGGACGCGCCCAGAAGGTAACCGGCGCTGACCAGCTCGCGGAATTTGGCGTTGATGCCCGCGATAATCTCGCGCACCAGTACCGGCGTCAGCGGCCTGTCGTTCGCCCACATGTGCGCCTCCGCCATCGTGTCGGCCAGCACCTGCGCCGTGCGGGTGTAGTTCTCAAACTGAAACAGCGGATCGTCACTGCAGGTGCGGTTGCCCCAGAAGCGGAAGCCGTCCTTACGGATAAGGGTGGTGACGCACGCCTGATTGAGCAGGTCGGCGTCGGTGCCGGTCTGCTGCAAATCCCAGAATACGCCCGCCGAAATGCCGGTGACGCCGTTCACGCCGACGTTGGACAGGGTTTTGTGCCAGCCGGTGTCATTGTCGATTCTGGCGCGCAGGCCAAGCGCACGCGCCGTGGCGTAAGCGGTTTCGGATTGGTTGGCCGTGGTGTTCCAGGCGAGGAAGTCCGGCCAGACAACCATCAGCTCGCGCTGGCTGAAGTTGTCGCGGTACTTCATGGCGTCGGAAATGGTTTTGCAGTGCCAGGCGGAGACGTAGGCAAAGGCGCGCAGCTGCTGCGCGATGCTGGCCAGCGAAATTGCCACCTCCAGCGAATCCAGCCCCGGCACGCCGAGAATGCGCGGCTTGACGTCGAGCTGCGTCTGCGCGGAAAGCAGCGCCTTCATGCCGGTGTACTGGCCGTTCTCGTCGGTGGTGCCGATGATGTTGGAAATGGTCTCCGCGTCGGTGGCGCCTTCGGCCACGCGCACCACCACGGTCACGGGTTTGGCCTGGTCAGCAATGGCCTGCAGGGCGCTGGCCAGGGTGCCCTTTTTACCGGCCTTACCGATGGCCGACAGCACGTTGGTCAGCAGCACCGGCGTGTTGAGCGGGAACGCCGCGGCGTCGGCATCATCTGCGGTGCAGACCATGCCAACGATGGCGGTTGAGACGGTGGAGATGGTGCGCGTGCCGTCGTTGATTTCGACGACGCGAACACCGTGATGATAATCAGACATCTGATGCACTCCGTGTTATGGGTGCGCTCAGATTGTCAGCTCAGGGAACGGGATGCATGCGGTTGCGGCCTGCTGGTCTGTCAGCAAACAGAATCACGCAGGCTGCGTTGCTTCGCGGCGGGTATGTACCGGTAAACCGTTTTTACGGAAACCTCCAGCACGAGCGAAATCTGCTCCCGCGTGGCGCCATTGGCAAGCATTCCCCCTACTCGCACGCCCATGTAAAAACAGAAGGAAAACCCCATTGACATGTTGGTATCAAAGCTGTCGGTAAGCCTGCGAAATTTAACGCCACGTTTGCAAGACTGCTCATTAAGCATAACCAAGTGGTGCTTGCTCCCGTCCAGCTGGCCGAGATTAGTCAGAATGCCAGAGAAAGATTTTCATTTTTTACGACAACCTTTTTTTTATTAATAACAAGTAATGAAGTAGTACCTACTCCAGTAAAAAGAGCTTCCCCCTTGAAGTAGTTTTGATTCGGATTTTCCGTTAAATGCCTAGCCATTTGCAAGTCATCACCCTGCAAGATTACAGTTACGTTTGTTTTTTTAACTCCAATAATACTCATCCCTGCATCACTCAATACTGGAGCCATGCCAGAGAGCAAAAAAAAGAAAAACAAAGCTATAACAGCAATGAAACCCACCATTTTATTTTTTTCTGCTTATGAATACGCTTATCGAAATAAATATTTGGAATCAGCGTAAGGCAGAAGGCAGTCATAGCTATCGATAAGGAAACCGATAACATATCAATACCTCTAGCTTTTTCAATTACCAGTATAGTTAACACTCCTATAAAGGATATTAAAAAGTGGACCCAGAGTGGTTCATAAAATTTCATTCGCCTCGCAATCCTTCTTGTCCCTTTAAAATTTCGAATTAGCTTTACATTCTTCCTATTCCTGACAACAAGGAAAGAAACCTTCATAAAAATAGCGGACACCATGATAGACATGGAATACCAACACACTATAAAAAAAACCAAAATCAGTGAAAAAGACACTATAACCATTAGGAAAAAAATTACATCTGACAATGTCAATCCGGTAGGTAAGAATTGAATCCGCATGCAATAGAAAATAAAAACAATCACTCCTGCAGCTAACATGCACAGGTAAATGTTTTTTCCCACATCCATCTTCAAAGCATTTCTTAATGGTATCAATTTTATCTCCTTAATCTGCCGAAAGAACAGTATAAAAGCTTACTCATTTGATGCAATGGCAACCCCTAGGTTAATTCATATCATAGGGCATGATCCACTAACAGATTGGAATTAGAATCTGTCTTTAGCTTTCAGTGTAAGACTTAACAAATGGCGATGATTCAGAAGTGTCTTTTTTCTTTAAAATGCACCTTGCTTAAACTATTAATGTTAACTTCCGAAGGGCGTTAACTCTTAATTGATCTTCACCTTTTAATCCCAGTCGTAATAGCCGTTTAATATATTTGTCCTTACTGGCATTAATACGTCCCAGTGCCATATCATCCATCAGCAGGCCGTTAAATTTGTGGCTTGTTGCAGACAGACTTCCATCACTGTAATGGCTCGTCAAGCTTTTACCCCATCTAAAATAAACGAAACCTCTGCAGCTGAGGATTGGGGTAAGCTTGATGCGTTTCATTCCTGCTATGGATTTTTATTTAATCGCAACCAGCGTAGTGGAAATCTATCAGCCAATAAAATGCCCGGAGTAATTTTTTGTTAAATCAACTTTATTGACGGTAGTGGCTTGCAAAACTTTCCGCGCAAATACTGCCAGCCTTCAGACGGTTCCGGTGTTAATCCGGTAACGTCAACCCAGTGCATTGAAGGATGGAACAGCTCCTTGATATTGCCGTCCGTGGTAAACAGCTCATGTACAATGCCCCGCTCAATCCGTGCATACGTTTTCATGCATACTCCTCAATCAGAATTATTCCGTCTCCGCCTTTGCCGCCTGTCTGCGCAGCTGAATTACTGACTGAAAAGCCGCCGCTGCCACCCGAACCGTATATTCCGTCTTCTCCTGAATAAGCGATACCCGCGGCAATCGGGTTGCCTCCGGCAGAATGGTGCGACGCGCCACCGCCGCCGCTTTCGTAACCCGTACTGAGCGTAATAGCAGGCGTACCGGCAGCGCCTTTAATATTCATAAAGTTTCCGCCAACGCCAGTACCTCCACCGCCGTTTGAAAGCAGTCGGTTTTCCCCGTAATTAAATACGGTGCCGCTCGCTCCTCTGGCACCATTGGCAGCCGAGAGGTATTTGCCGAAGCTGCTACTTTGGCCGGGCTGTGGTTCGGCAGCACCCGCACCACCCAGGCCACCTTTGCCAACGGTGAGCTTTACGGGAAATTCGAGGTCATCAACTGCAAACCATGATATCGAGGTGCCACCGGCACCACCGCCTGAGCCTACCGCGCCCTGATTTGCACCCGCAGCAGCAGCGCCACCACCTCCGCCACCTCCGGCCGTCACGGTAATTTTAAGCAGCCGGGCGGCAGGCTTGTCGTAAGCGGCGCTTTCAGTTATGCGATTTACTTTCAATAACCGCCCGGAGAACCTTTCTGTTAAACCAAGGTTTTTGAGAAGTTCAGCAACCAGCCCGGCGTCCCTGATTTCGGCCAGCGCGCTGGCCGTCTGCAGGTACTGGCCGTGCGGATTGTCTGCGGCAACATGTTTACGCATTAGACTGTCGGCGTAGTCCTTCACCTCGATCACGGCATTGTCCACGTATTTACGCGTTGCCAGCACCACGGACGGGTCGATTTTAAGCGTCACGACGGTGGTGCTGTTCATGATGAGGATCATGCGCACGGTCTGCGTGCGACCGCTGCCCTCCTGCAGCTGCGGCTTGTAGGTCTCCGCGCAGTTGGCCACCGCAATCAGCACGCCGTCGGCATCAAACAGACCGATTTCGCGTATCCAGAAACCGCCCTCACTTTCGGGAATAATCTGCTCGGCAATAATCTGGCTGCTGTTGGCGGCATCCACCGTCAGCGAGTTAAGTGGCGCCCGGCGCTTTTCACCGATGAGCCTGGTCTGCGAGGCGTCAGGCGTGGGCAGCGTGCCGCCGCCGTCGCCCAGGGCCATTTCGGTGATCTGCAGCTTTGTGCCGAGCGCGGTGGCGTTGGCCAGCTTCGCGGCGCCCTGGCTGGTCAGCAGGGCAAAATATTTAGTCGTCATGCTCTCACTTCCGTCAGGTCAATAAAATGGACCGCCACGCCGGTATAACCGGAGCCGCCAGCGGTGATGATTTCGGGCGTGTACGGGTAAACGGTCAGCTCGTCGCCGCTGTAGCAGGCGGCGGCCGTCGGCAGCTCGCCGGTGGAATCAAGATTGATGGACAGGCCGATAAGGTGGCGACTGCACGGCCTGGCATCTGCTATCAGCCGCTCCAGCTCGTTATACATCTCTTCGGTAATGCCGGTATCCAGCACGCCCACGTCCAGGCGAAACGTGCCGGGCACGTCGCCGGTTTTCCACCATTCAATAATGCGGATAAGGTAGCCAAGCGGCTCCACCACGCGCCGGATTGAGCCGATGGTGCCCTTGTGCCGGTGAACGTATTCCGACGCGGCCACCACGGCGCGTTTCGTGCTTTCGCTCCAGCCGGAGTCCCAGCGGTCAACCGACCACGCCCATGCCAGATATGGCAGCAGCTCTGCCGGGCAGTCCTGTGCGCTCCAGAGCCTGCGCAGGGGCACGGGAAGCGTTTCAATCCTGGCACAGGCTTCGGCGGCGGCCACCTCCAGACTCGACGAGCCAGATGGCAGCAGGCGATCACTCATCCGAACCCCCGACCGCGATGCGGTAGCCGGTGCAGTATGCAGCCTGCGTTTTATCCAGCACCACGTCCTCCGCAGGTGCTGCCAGCTCAACGCGCTGAACGCCCTCAACGTGCAGCGCGGCATACAGCGCCGACCGGCGGATGTCACGGCCAAGCCGGGCCTGCGCCGTCACGAACGCGGCAAGCCTGGCCTCAGCGGCGGCGCGCACCGGCTCCGCCTCCGGTCCGGGATACAGGTAAAGCGTTGCGTCAATCGCATAGTCCACGATGGCGGCCGACTGCACGGTGACGCGGTCGGCAACCGGCCGCACGTCCTCATCGTTCAGCACGCTGTCCACCGCGGCCAGCAGGTCAGCGGCGGCAACGCCGTTGCCCTCACGCGACAGCACGGTGATGGTGACGCAGGCGGGCGACGGGCTGATAGCCGAGGCATCAGCCACGCGGCCGTCGGCGCTTTTCGCGTGATACTCATAGGCGCCGGTTGGTCCTGCCACGCTTAAGCCTTCAAACGCGGCGGCGATGCGCATGCGAAAATCATCGTTGCTTTCCATCACGGCGGCGACGGGCGGAATGGCCGACGCGTCGCCGGGTGCCAGCGTCAGGCGGGTTACGCCGTTATTGGCCCCGAGCTGGTCCAGATCGCCGTCGCGCGCCCACGCCACCATGACGGCTTTGGCCGCCTCGTTGATGCGCTGGCGCAGGATAACCTCACGATAGGCGTTCTCCTGCAGCAGCTTCACCACCGGCTCGGACTCCAGCGCCAGCGTGCGCGATATGGCGTCCTGCCGGTCAGCCGGATAGAGCGAAATCAGCGTGGCTTTGCGCTCGGCCAGCAGGGTTTCATAGTCCAGCGTTTCCACCACGTCGGGCGCGGGCAGCTGGCTCAGGTCGATAGTTGCCATAGTTTCAGCTCACAGGAACGGTCAGGGAAAAATCCTGCGCGGTGTCGGTGCGGCTGCCGGTGATTTCCACCACCATGCTGCCGTCAAACGCGGATTCGTAACGGATGCCGGTCAGCTTCAGGCGCGGCTCCCACTGCAGGATCGCCATGTAGCAGGCCGACATAATCTGCAGACGCAGCGCCGCATTCTGCGGCTGGTCAATAAGGGCGGACAACAGCGAGCCATAGCTGCGGCACATTACCCTGGTGCCGACCGGCGTCAGGAGTATGTCGCGCACCGACTGCCGGATATGGTCAAGGTCTGATACCGCCGCACCGGTCTCGCGGCTCATGCCGGTATATTTAGCGGTCATAGCGGCGCCCCCGTCTGGCCACCGCTGTCGCCAGGGTGTTTATGGGTGTGCAGCACCGTGCCGTTGGATGAGAGGCTGCCGCCGCTGTGCGTGATGTCGCCGTGCATCGTGCCGCCTTCGGTGACTTCCAGCGTGGCAGATTTCAGGAGCGCGGTGCATTCCACCACCGGCGAGTCGAGCAGGATTTTTACATCGGCTTTGATGGTTGCGGTCTGGATGCCTTCCGCCTTCAGTGCGCCCGTTTCCGGCTCATACTCGATTAACGCGCCGTCCGGGAAAGACCAGTGCAGCGCATCGGCCGAGGCAGACGGCGCCGGATTGTTGTCAGAGAAAACGCCGGGGAGCACAAAGCCGGTATCAAGTTCACCGCCAATGCACAGGACAAGCACCTGTTCGCCGACCGACGGCGCATTCCACGAGCGAGTCCTACCGGCACGGGCGGTCAGCCAGTGCAGCCAGGTTGTGGTGTTATTTCCCGTCGCCACGCGGCAGGTGCCATCGGTGAGATTTATCTCGGCGACGGTGCCAATACGGATCAGGTTGCGCAGCAGGCGCAGAGTTTCAGAGAGTTGTTCGTTCATAAACATCATTTTTACAGTTGAGTTAAGTTATCCAAAGTAGTTATGATTTGTTGACGCATCAGCAAACATACTGAGAACTTATGAGCACCGCAGAAAAACATTTTAATGACCCTGTAGATCTGCTTAATTTCCTTTCAAGCTGGAATAACTCTCTTTCTGGATTTGTATTTAGAGGACACTCTAGAGAAGAGTATCAATTAATCCCCTCGGTTCTTAGAGAGGAAAATAGAAAATTAATAGATAACACTATTGATCGCGACTTTTTAACAGATGAAGAATCACCTTCAAACTTAGAGCATTATCAGATTCAGTTTGAGTACACTGTTCTCCGCGAATTTTACAAACAGTCCGATATACACGGTTTAAAAGTACCAAATGCAGATTTCGTCAGGAAAAATCTTGCCGGACGTCACGACTATAACTTTATATTTAATAGTTCTGATAAAGAGAATTGGATTCCATCTTACTTACATGACACTGCAGCATTAGCACAACACTATGGCTTACCAACAAGATTGCTTGATTGGAGTTATGACCCTTTTGTCGCTGCTCATTTTGCGCTTAAGCAGGCAATAAATGAAACAGGGAACATAGCCATATGGTGTTTAAATGCCTCTTCCATTTCTCATAAGTTAAATTTAAAGGCTGCAGATGGGCCTCTAAAATTTATAACCCCTCCATACTTCGATAATGTTAACCTTGCGGCACAAAAAGGTTTATTTACACATATTGAAACCTCGAAGCCATTTTCAAGCTCCTTTAAAGAAAGCACTACAGTCAACCGCCAGCCTTTAGATTTAATGCTAGAAGATTTAAATATTGAACCATTCAATAAATCAGAGTTACTATTATACAAATTAACCTTACCCAACATTTATGCTCGTAAAGGATACAATCTTTTAGAGGCACATGGTTATGGAGAAGCAAGAATTTATCCCGGATACAAAGGGATAGTAAAACAAATAATGCGGCAGCGCTTAACCAAAAACTCCTAAGTGGATTTCTATTAAGTTCTCAATCTCTTTAATATCATCCTCATTGAACCCTAATAACAGCCGCTCGTCATATGGCACCTCTTTCGCACCGCGTGCCGGGCGGTCGCGCAGCCCGTAATGATGCACCCGCGCCATGCGCCGCACCTTACCGACAAACTCCACGCTGGCCTCGCTGTTGGTGGCTTTTGCCTTCATGTACTTCGCGGTGCGCAGCTTCACGAACATCTCACGCCTTACCCGGCCTTTTTTGTTCCGTACCGGCTCCGCCCGCCGGGGCTTAAACGGCGTGCCGTCCGGTGCCTGCTGACGCTTGATGTTCTGTTGCTGGCTGGCGCGCAGGCATTTTGCAATGGCTCTGGCCATCTCCTTTTGCGCGGGCGGCTCAAGGTTGTTAATCAGGGCACCCAGCCGTTCGGCAAAGCTCTCCAGCGGCCTCATGGCTGCCACTCGCTGACCAGCTCGCCCTTAGCGAACAGCCGCAGCGGCCGCGCATCATCAACCGGCGCCGGGTTTTCGTTCAGGTGGGTGACGTGCAGAGCGCCGCCCTCCTGCTTCACAAGCACGCGCTCGGTCAGCTGCAGGTCA